ACGCAGCAGGCCAAGCCGTGGCGGTAGCAACCGGCAACCACGTTCTAGCGGTTGCGCTTGAGGCAGCGACAGCTGCGGGGCAGGTAATCAGAGTTCAAATCGTAAAATCCGGCAGACAGCCGGCGTAATGAACTGACGAAAGGAGAGATACAGAAAGATGAAGAACGCAAACACATCCTCACTCCAGGTGGCGATTGCCAAAGGCTGGAGGCCGAACAACTATTTGACGAACATGAGCATGGCGTATTTCCAGGAGGCCGGGGACTTCGTGGCTCCGGCGATATTTCCAGTGTGTCCCGTGGGGTTAAGCGCGAGCCATTACTACACTTTCGACAAAGGGGACCTGGCGCGTGACAACGTGGCCCGCAAGCCGCAGTTTGGCAAGGTGCAGCCGGCGCTGATGGGGCAGACCGACAACACCTACAAGTGCGAGGTGGATCAGGTGATAGTTGGCATTGACCAGCTGGATGCTTTGAACTATCAGCGCAGCCGCGCACCTGGAGCAGCAGATCCCAGGCGCGCAAAAGTGCGGTTTGTGACAGAGCAGCTCAAGCTCCATCTTGATGTGCTGTTCGCGCAAAACTTCTTCCGCCAGGGGGTATGGGCTGATGAATGGCAGGGCGTAGCATCAGGGCCGACCGGTAAACAATTCCTGCGCTTTACCGATCTTAACTTCAACCCGGTTGACTTCTTTGATGCTCGCTCTGCCGAAATCAAACGCAATGGCAGGCGTAGGCCGAACCGCTTGGCACTTGGCGTAAACGCTTTCAATGCGCTCAAAAATCATCCTGACATCGTGGAGCGGGTAAAGTATACCGGTAGCACAGCTAATCCCGCGGTGGTAACAACGCAAGCGTTGGCGCAGATATTCCAGATTGACCAGGTTAAGGTGCTGGAGAGCACATACAACATGGCCCGCGTTGGCGGCGCGGACGATATGCAGTTTGTCTGTGACGCAAACGCCGCGCTGCTGTGCTATGCCACTCCGAACCCGGCCATTGATGAGCCGAGCGCAGGGTACATCTTCACCTGGGACATGCTGGGTAATGGCCAGTTCGTGGCGGTTGACCAGTACGAGGGCGAAAAGGGCACGCATTCGGAATTTGTCGAGGGACTGATGGCCCTAGACATGAAGAAGACAGCCGACGACTTGGCTGTATTCTTCAGAGACTGCGCGTAACGGAGGGATAACATGAGCGGATATATCTGCGTAAAAGCGTGCAACTTGGGGGGCGTCGTCTATAATAAAGGCGACGCCATACCCTCGGAAGCTGTGCTGCCAAGCCGGGAGAAGGCTCTCGTCGGGCAAGGGTTTATAGCGCGGGCCGAGAGCCTCGAAAGTCTGATAGCGGAAAATCAAGCGTTAAAGACGAGGATCGCGGAGCTGGAAGCGCAAATCGCAGAAGCTGCACAAGGGCAAACTGAGCAAGCAGTGGAGCCCGGCCCGGACACGGCAGAGGAAAGCCCTGCCGAAGATGCGGCACATCCCCAACAGAGCACTAAAAAGCGCAGGTGATGGTCATGATCGGGCAGATATACACCTATAACCCGTCACAGATAGGAACCTACGGCAAAGACCGGATGCGCTTTGAGCTGGGCGATGTTATGGTTGGCGGCGGTGCGGAAACGGCGGCGCTCTCGGACGGGGAAATTGAAGCAATGCTGGCCGCTTACCCCCAAAAATGGAAGCGGGCGAAGCTGGCACTCGTCGAGAGCGTCTGCCGGCGTTTTGCGTATGAGGTAGAAACGGCGGTAGGGCCGCTTAAGCTCGGGCTGCAGGCACGCGCAGATGCCTGGCGGGCGATGCACAAAGAACTGAAAGCCGAAGCCGGAAGCTTTTCCGTGCCAACCGCTAACTCGGAATCAATAGCCGGAGCACCGTATTTTAATGTCGGCATGATGGACAACCCGAGGGGGCAGAAGTGATGTATCAGCGGCCAGCGTCGCTCTTTAAAAGTTTCGCAATTGAGAAGAAAAGCGTGACAGTCGATGCCCAAGGCAGACCGCGGAGCACATATGCCGCTCCAAGCGGGACAATCAGCGCCGTGCTTGCCAAAGCCGACCCGAAACAGCAGGAACGGTGGAACCAGCTGCAGCATCCGATTAGCCATGTCATCACGCAAAAGGGCCGTCCACAGGCCGAAGCGGAGGACCGTCTGGCACTTGGCGCAAGAAAGTTTTATATCCAAGGGGTAGACGAACCAGGGGAGCTTGGCCTGTGGACAATTTACTATGCGGAGGAGCGGTTCGATGAACATTAGCCCCGAAGTCAATAAGCTGGTGGACCACATTAACGACCAGGCGAAATCACGGGCAATCAGGGCTGCGAATGAACTGCGAAACGCGGCGCTCCATGTTTTGCGCGGGCAGCGTTCCGGCCGGGTTTACAGAGTGCCGTTTTCGAAGAAAACATACACGGCCTCGGCACCAGGAGAGGCCCCGGCTGTACGGAGCGGCACTTTGAGACGGAGCTGGCGGTCTGTTGCCGCGTCAGAAGCGGCAGGAAACAGGTTATCGGTCAACCCGGCGATTATCACGGGGGTAGAATATGCGCCATTCCTTGAAAAAGGAACCGGCAGGATGAAGCCGCGGCCCTTCGAGGAACCAATCAAAGAAAGGGCAATGCTTAAAATCATAAAAATCTACAGGGAACCCTACCTGTAGCGGCAACGGAGGTGATGCCCATGCTACTGGAGGAGTTGATATATACCCGACTGGCCACAAGGGCCGCGCTAACAAGTAGGCTGGCGCAGTTTGGCACAGCACCGGCTATCTTTTTGCAATCGCCTCCGGGAGATCAGGCAGACAATTGGGCCGGCAGGACGCAGTACCCGAGGATTGACTACAGCGTTGAGATGCAGGCGGACCCGGAACGGCATACCTCTGGGCAACTGGTGCTGAATGTCTGGTGTGGCGAGGGCATGACGCCGCCGGAAGAAATCGAACCGGAGATAAGACAAGCGCTCAATGACGTATTTTTGACACCGGCGGCGGGGACACCGTTCAGTCTGACCTGGCAGCGGTCTGACACGTTCGAGGCGCGGGCGGTTGCCGTCAAGGGAGCGGGAGTGCGCGGTGTCACAATAATATTTGATGTGTGGGCATTTACGGCACAAAATACACATGGCCCGGACCCCATACAAACGATAAACGCGTGGACGAAAGCGCAGACGCCGGGGGCGATGGTGATCGGAATTGATGCACTGCCGGCACAGTTCATGCCGACCGCCACCCAGCCTGTTATCTACTACCGGCTGTTGGGCGTGAGCGTTGACCGGCACGCGGGAGCGGTCACGTGGCTGCATGCGGACATAGCCGGACATATCATAATCCCGGCTACGGAACAGCGTTTGCAGGTGTTGCGGCAGATAGCTGACGGGCTCGCTGTGCAAAAATGCATTAAAATGCAGGACAATTCGCCGATGTCTATCCTAAGTCTGAAGGCCGATAGCAGCAATAACCATTTAACAACGGGACAACTCCGGATAAGGGTTAAGTTCGGAGTGCTGCAACCGGCAGCCCAGTTTGATACCTTGAGAAGGGCTGTCGCTAGCGGTGCAATAAGCCAGGAGGTGAGATAATGGGTGAAAAAACAAAAGAAGTGGAAGCAGCTATTCAGGAACAGGAGCAGGTTTATGCTCGGCTTGAGTTGCTGGCAGCCGCCGCGTCGTTCGGCGTACAGCAAGAGGTAGTAGCCGGGGCATTAAGGCTATCCGGCAGAGACGGCATGACGAGATTAGAAGCGGAAAAAGCAATTAAGAATTTCTTGGAAAGAGAGGTGTGATTAAATGGCAGGTTCCGTTTTTCAGGTAGGCGAGCAAAAAATTAGGCCCGGCGTGTATGCACGGGTTACAAACATCGGTGAACCGCAGGAAGCGGTCGTCCCCCAGGGCATAGTAGCGGCTCTGTTCCGTGCGTCTTGGGGGCCGCTGGCGCAGGTTGTGACATTGGAGAACGCCGATGCGGTTAATACCATCTATGGAATTGCAGGCACGATTGACGCAGCGCTGGAGGCGTTCCGGGGCGGTTGCCGTAGAGTGCTGGGTTTTCGGCTGGGAACAGGCGGCGCAAGAGCTGCAAGGACGCTGCAGGACACGGCAGGCACGCCGGCAAACGTGGTGACAATCACGGCACGGCATGAGGGTGTGCGTGGTAACGATTTCCGTTTGACTGTCCGCGATACGCTGGCAAGCCCGGCGACCTTGCGAGAACTGCTGCTGCATGAAGGGGCAACCCTCCTGCAGACGATTACATTCGCGAAAGGAGCAGGTGGAGTAGGCGAGCCGCAGGCACTGGTGGATGCGATAACAGCATCGAACAGCCCGTTCATCACTGCCACACGGATTGCGGCAGGCAACAACATCCTTGCGGCAGTAACACAAGTAGCCATGACAGCCGGCACAGACCCGACCGTGACCGGCGCCGACTACAGTACGGGCCTGACCGCTGTCGAGGCCCTGGACTGGAACGTGCTGGCCGTGGATACCGCAGACCCGGCAACCCATGCAACGGTAAGCACATATATCGGCAGGGTGCGTAACGAAGGGAAGCGTGTGCTATCGGTAGTAGGCGAACCGGTTAGCGTTCCGCTTGCCACAAGAATGACGAATGCGCGGGCGTTTAACTCTCCGGCGATAATTTACGTAGCAAATGGTTTCCGTGGCTCTGACGGCGTGGCCCGTGACGGATACAGAGCCGCCGCGAGGGTAGCGGGTATGGTAGCATCGGCGCAGATAACCGAGAGCCTGACCCATTCCATCGTGAGGCTGGCCGCGGAGCTTGTCGGAGCGCTGACAAACTCCGAAGTAGAGCAAGCCATTAATTCCGGTGCACTGGTGTTCACTGTGAGCGCCCAGCGGCAGATACAGGTCGAGTTCGGTATCAACACCTTTGTAACCGTGACAGCAACAATGGATGCCGGCTGGCGCAAAATTCGCAGGGTGCGGACCAGGGACAACCTGATGGACCGTATCGCCTTCACCTGGGATCCGCTTATCGGCAAAATCAATAACAGCCCGGATGGAAGAGCCACACTTATTGCCGCCGCGCAGGGGATTATCAACCGCATGGTGGCGGAAGGCGCCCTGCTGCAGGGTACGATTCACCAAGACCCGAATAACCCGCCGGTCGGAGATTCGGCATGGTTTGTGGTGCAGGTGGATGACCTCGATAGCGCCGAAAAGGTTTACATCAACTTCGCATTCAGGTTTGCGCCACCGGCGCAGGCAAGCTAAAGGAGGGATAACAGATGGCAGACGGACGTTATATTTTCAGGTCTTGCGTGCCTGACGGGGCAATTGACATTGCAAACGTGACTCCGGGGGATATCCTCAACCGGGCCTGGTCGTTTCGTGTAAATGAGCCGCCGGACTTGCAAGAGCTGCTTGATTCCGGCACATTTGACCCGCGGAGCATCCTTCGTGGTTTCAACGGTGAGCTTTACGACGGCGAGGGCAACTACCTGGCGGAGGTCAATACATGGCAGGCACAGATTAATTACACGAACACTGACTACCAGGCCGCGGGCAACAAAATCTCCTGGGCTATCCCGCAGAGCTTTACAGTCACGCTGACATTCACCGAAACAATCGTTAAAGACGCCAGGGTGCTGCAGAAAGTCATTGCCGGGCTGCGCAAAGGAGAACCAGATGTATCGCTTAATTTCATGGGCGTACTGCGTGGGCATAACTAAAAATGGGGGGATAGAGTATGTCTGAAGACAACGAAAAATACCTGCTGGATGCGGAAAGCACTATTCTACGTGATGTAGGCGGCGTGCTTGAAGCAATGGAAACCGTCACGCAGAGCAAGGTCTATGAAGTTATCCGCAACGGCAAAAAGCTGTTCTCTTTTAGGGTGTGCGGACTTGACGACGAGCAGGTAGAGAACTGTCGTGACCAGGCAACAAAGACCGTCAAGGACCGCAGGCTCGGGAACTTGGCTGTCCCGCGTGATTTCAATTCTGCAAAGTTCAACTCGCTGATGATTTACACAGCGACACACGCAGAGGACAAGAAAGCCCTTTGGGACAACAAGACACTCTGGCAAAAGGCTGGGGGGGCGGTCACGGGCTGGCAGCTTGTGGATAAAATCCTGCGACGCGGCGAGAAGGAGGCCGTGATTACAATGATTGAAGAGCTAAGCGGCTACAAAGATGAGGACAGCGCAGGAACCGAGGAAACACTAAAAAACTCATAAAAGCAGGGGGCCGGGCCGCACTCTTGCACCACATCTTCCAGCGGCTCGGCATCACCCCTGATGAATTCTTTACAAAAACACACAAAGTCAGGGCGTTCATGCTTGCGTCTATGCTTGTGCAACTGGAGGCGGAGGCGGAGCAAGCGGAACAATTGAGATCTAAGTAGGGGAGGTGAGTTGATGGCAGACGAAACATACCAGATTGAGATACCGATTGTTGTTGAGGATCGGACGGGCGCTCCTCTCGCTCAAGCCAACGAGCGAATCAGTAGATTTGAGCGAGATGCGCATAAGAGGAATTTGCAAATTCGCAAGCATTTTGAAACCATTGCCCGGGCAAAAATCGAGCCGGTTATGCGGATACGGGACAGCCTCACGGTAGACGTGATTAAAGCAAAGGTTTTGGTCAGGAGCCTGGGAGCGGAGCATGCTGCTCCCGTGCTGGCGGCAAAGGATAATGTATCAACAGTTGTTCAGCGTGTAAACTTGCTCCTGGAAGCCTTAGAGAAGAACGATGTCAATGTAATAGCTGACTTATCAGGGCCTCTGATGGATGAGATAAGCACAGCGAGGAATGCCCTTGTTGCTCTGGGCAACATAGACTCCGCTCCCGTCGCGGAACTGCGCGGGAATCTGGATATGCAGCTCTTGCGTGCGACGAACGTATTGCGACAGCTTGATCATGCGAGAGCCGAGCCGCAAGCAACATTAAGGGAGCGTGTCATGGCCAGGGCAAGAGAGATCAGCAATAAATTGCGCGGACTGACAGCCCGAACGTGGGAAGTCACCGTGGCGGCCAAAGATAAGACAACCGATGTGTTGCGGAACATCACCGGTGCACTTACGAGTCCCTTTGGGCTACTTGGTGTTGGTGCTGTTACCTTGGGGCCGGGTATACTTGCTGTGGGCGCACTCAACAATGTGATTGCCTTTGAAGCCCAGATGTCAAGCATCAAAGCCCTTACTGAAGCAACCGGGCGAGAGCTGGCACAAGTCCAGGCACTGGCCATAAAGATGGGTGCCAATACTAAATTTTCCGCCTTGGAAGCGGCGAGAGGAATTGAAGAGCTCCTGAAAGCGGGACTTGCTTTGGATAAGGTCAGAGCAGGGGGGCTTGAAGCCGCGCTGAATCTTGCTGTTGCCGGAGGGCTAGAGTTGGCCGAAGCAGCGGAAGTAATGGCTACTGCACTAAATGCATATCGCAGGGACGGCCTTAGGCCGTCCCAGGTCTCTGATATACTTGCAGGCGCTGCAAATGTTTCGGCAGCGAATGTGCAAGATCTGAGAATGTCATTACAAATGGTTTCTGCTGTGGCTTCCGGGGTAGGCATGTCATTCAGAGATACTAATATCGCGCTGGGTTTATTTGCTCAGAATGGGCTGAAAGGATCTGACGCGGGCACGTCCCTGAGAACCATGCTTATGAATCTTCAGCCCAGGACTAAGGAACAACTCGAACTGTTTAAAAGACTGGGGCTTATGACAGCAAATGGGGCTAACGCTTTCTTTGACATGCAGGGCAGAATGCGGCCTTTGGTTGACATTGCCGGGGTGCTTGACAAAGTTTTTGGCAACATGACTGAACAGCAGCGGCTGTTCTACATGGAGACCGTCTTTGGATCCGATGCAATCCGGGCCGCGAATATTCTTTACCGTGAGGCCGCAGGAGGGGTCAAACGGTTTGATCACGCAATGTCAAACGTTACAGCCCTGCGAGTTGCAACAGAAAAGATGAATAATGCTGCAGGCGCCATTGAACAATTCAGGGGTGCTATAGAAACTATGCAGATATCTGCGCTCATGCCACTGCTCCCGCTGATTAAGGATGTAGCTCTTGCTATGGCGGATTGGGCAGAAAAACATACGCCGGTGATCACTAGAAAAGTTGGCGAGATGCTTCAGAGAGTCAAAGACCTGTGGGGCGAGTTCGCAGCAGACCCGGAATTTCAAAAGCTCGGTTTCGGCGACAAGATAATCCATGTGCTTGATTTCGCTTTAGACAAAGTAAACATCTGGATCGCCGGCGAGGGCGGCAAAAGGGTGCAGGAAACATTCGTCAAGATAGGTGAGATAGCGGGCAGGGCATGGCTGATGGGCCTCGAAGGCATGGCCAGAGGCGCGGTGGGAGCTGTCCAGCAAGGCAATTATCTGGGCGGTGCTGGGCTATTGGCCGTAGCGGGCCTGCTTGGTGGCGGAATGCTGTTGCGTGGTGCCTGGGGGCTTGGCAAAGGCGCCTGGGGTTTAGGCAAGGGTGCCTGGGGGCTTGGGAAAGGTGCGCTGGCCAGGCACGTAGCTGTTCAAGCGGCAACCCCGGCAGTCCAGGCTGTCAAGGCGGTTGCTCCGAAGGCAAAAGCTGTTCAGGCGATAGCGCCTGTGGTCCAGGCTGCCAAGGCGGTATTGCCTAGAATACAAACGGCAAGGAAAGCAAGGCAGATTGTGCAGGCCACAAAGCCTGCAGTTCAAGCGGCACAAGCGGCAACCCCGGCAGTCCAGGCTGTCAAGGCGGTTGCTCCGAAGGCGTTTCTGGGTAAGGCCGGCAGGCTGCTTGGAAGAGCGGTGTTCCCCCTCGCAATTGGACTTGAAGCGGCTACCGTTGCAAGAGCGCAGGATAAAGCAAGAGCTGCAGCCCAAGGTATCGGCGCTCTCGGCGGCGGATGGGGCGGCGCGAAACTGGGCGCGGTGATCGGGACGGCGATGCTACCGGGTGTTGGAACTATAATCGGCGGTGCGCTCGGCGGTCTCGGCGGTTACTTGGCCGGCAGATTCGCAGCCGGCGAGGCGGTGGACTATACCAGGAGGGTCCCCGTGCCGGTAGCTGCGGCAGGAGCAGGACAGACTTTGGGAGTGCAAGTCCATGCCGAAAGCAAGCCGACATACCATATTCAGACGGCAGCTGATGCTGAGGGCGTGCTGAAGATAATCAAGGCACACGAAAAAGAGATCGCAGACCAGCTGGCGGATGATGTTGCAACCAAACTTACAGCGAGCTTTCAGAACAGAACGCTAAGGCCAGTATTTACCGGGGGCAGGTAAAGGAAAATCTTATCTTATAGCGAATACTCTGCATAAACTATGGCGGAGGTGGTTTTGTGCGGAGAGCAAATCTGTTGTTGTTGCTACTTTTGGGGCTGCTTGTTATAACGTTGACCAGATGTGGTACCGAAGAAAGTACCGAGAGAGCCGAGAGTCCACCGACAAAAACAGCACCAAAGGAAGAGTTGCAAGGTGATCCGCCGGCTGCACAGGTTCCTGCAGTAACGCCAGCACCAGGGCAGCAGCCCGAGGCGAAGCCTGCGGAGGCCTTGTCGTACGAAGAATGGCTAAGGATGACGATAACAGAAGTAGCCGGAGGTGAAACCAACGCTGGCAGACAGAGGATAGAATCAATGCTCTTCTTCGACGAAGCTAAATCCGATCTGGAGATAGTGCTTTGGGCAGATGACAACCTCACGCCTGGGCTAATCAGGGATGGTACGATAATAAATTCTGCTTCTGTGCTACGCCGGATATTCGCTGATCCACGGGCAAAAAAAGTAACCCTTTTTTGGCAGCTGCCCGCTGTAGGCGCAGGTGGACAAGCAACGACGGCGCTTGTCACACGGATAATAATGACCAGAGAAACAGCAGGCAAAATCAGATGGAGCGAATTTATGCCGTTAAGGTTGCTGGACGTAGCGGACGGGTTTCATGTTTATCCGATGTTTCAATAGATAAGGCTGGTGATTTCAATGGACTTCTACCTTACGGCTCCTGGCGGGGGCCGTATTCATTTGCCGGTGAACCCCGAGCGGGTGACGGCACAGACCGAAAGCAAAACGCAGACATTTGAGGTAATAGCTCTCGGCGATATAGACATCCCACGCGGCATTACCCCGGCTCGCATAGGCTGGGAGGGCTTCTTCCCGGGTGCAGCCAGGCAGAATGCCGTCTTTGTGAAGACGTGGCAGGACCCGAAGGCGCTTGTCAGCACAGTCTCGGGCTGGCGCAGGGGCAATACGAAAACCCGGCTGCTGGTAACGGAAACGCCCCTGAACATGGACTGCTATATCGCAGGGTTTGAGCATGCCTGGACGGGCGGATACGGTGACTGCCATTACCGGCTTGATTTGGTAGAGGTACGGGAGCTGGTTACCCTGGCCGAAGGTGAACAACGGCAACAGCAAGCGGCTCAAAGGCCCGCAAGGCCAGCACTGCCGCCGGCAAAAACTTACACCGTGCGGCCTGGCGATACGCTCTTTGCCATCGCAAAGCGTACCCTAGGCAGCGGTAGCCGCTGGCGTGAAATATATGCCGCAAATGTCAGCGTTATCGGCAGAGACCCGAATGTAATAAGAACAGGCCAAGTACTAAGAATCGCCTAAGGCGGGTGTTGCATATGATTGACGTTGCAAAAATCACTTATTCGTTGTCACTGGTTACACCAGTCGGCAGTAGGCTTGAGCTAACGCCATTCCTGCGCGGCTTGAGCTGGGAAGAAAATGAAGGTGAGCTGGCCGTCAGGCTGGAAGCGGAACTGCAAAACCAGCAGCTGGTTGGCGGCAGGTGGCTGCATCAGGCTGTGCCACTCGGCGGGCAGGTAATCTTGCTTGCTGACTGGGGAGCGGGACAGCAAGAGATCTTCCGCGGTACAGTATTTAACTGGGACTACCACACAGACCCGCTCGGACACCTAACCATAACAGCATATGACCAGCTCGTTTATCTGGCAAAGAGCAAGGATGACCGATTCTATACGGCAGGGCAGACCGCACGGGCGATAATACAAGATATCGCCAGGGCCTGGAATATCCCGCTCGGCGACGTGCAGGGACCGGCAACCGCTTTGGCAAAGCAGGTTTTCAGGGGTGAATCGCTGGCGGATATGATCTTCTCAGTGCTTGACCAAGCAAAGCAGCGCGGCGCTGGGGAATGGCTGGTGCGCAGCCGGCAAGGAAGAATTGATATCATAAGAACAGGGGCAAACAGGCCGGTGTATCAGTTTACCGCGGACACAAACGTAAGCAGCGTCAATGACCGGCAGGACATCGAGGATCTTGTGACCCGCGTGCGGATTATTGGGGCCGAGGATGCGGATGGACGCGCTCCGGTTATTGCGACACTTAGCGGCAGGACAGAATTTGGTACGTTGCAAGAGGTTGTATATCATCGCCAGCATGACACCGCTGCAGCGGCCAAGAGTGCGGCGGAAAACATCTTGAGAGAACGCGGACAGCCAAGAAGAGGGCGTAGCATACATGCGCCGGATTTGCCGTTCCTGCGCAAGGGGGATCGCGTAAGAATCGGCGCTGGCACACTTAACGGGCATTATATCGTGTCAGGCGTTGCCCATAATGCCTCAAACCGCACAATGACCCTGGAGGTGAGGACGAATGCCTAGCACCGGCACAAGTAAGCTGGCACAGGTTATTGCCGCAAGGATAACAACGCAGACGAAGAAGCCGGATGCGCTGGAGCTGGGGACTATCCAGGCGAATATGAGCCTGCTTTTGGACCGTTTTCCTGCCCCGATTCCCAGGGGGGAGTATCTGATCTGCCGCAGCCTTACGCTTAGTGACCCCATGACGATTACACCGACGGGACAGGGCAACCATCCACACGGGCCGAGCGGCGGGCACAC